TGTTCTTTTTCCTTTGCACGTTCCGCAATCACGGGTTTCAGCCGCAGAGCCAGCCTTGCCCGTTCATATGCAGGAAGGTTTCGCCGTCCGAACTGGTTCTTAATAATCCACACAATAACATCATCCCGTGTCGGGAAGTCCATTTCCACGGTATCAAACGGGATTCCGTGCTTTGTGCAGATTTCATAGCGGTTGTGACCGTCAATCAGGGTATCGCCCCACACAACAAGGGCATCCCGGCATCCTTCGGAAAGTATGCTTTCCTCAAGCCCTGCGTATTCTTCGGCGGTCAGAGGTGGAATAAGAGACTGAAATTCCTTGTCAATGTGCATATTGATGCTCCTTTCTTTCTGATGCTCCGTATTGAAAAATAGGCATAAGAAAACCCGGGACGGAGCATCATGTCCCGGGTATGCACGGTTGCAATCCGTGTTCTTATGCACCTCAAGCCTTGCGGCGTGAAGTCAATCAAAAAGCGGCAAATATACGATTTCCAGCTTACTCATTTTGACCTTCCTTTCCGGCAGTTTTGCGGATAACTGCCAACCGCTTTTTCCGGTTCCCACTAACGCAGGGACTTGCGTTGACCTTCAAAAATTGGTATCAGCAACCCCACCGAACAATGGCTGATTCCCGTCAACCCGGAGGAAGGTCAACCCCGGCAGACCCACCTTAAATTGTGAACATAAAGGAAGAACGGCAAGCCCCATCAGCTTGCCGCCCTATCATTTAGGAGGTGTTTCATGAATGTCAGAAACTCCGGATATACTATATCACAGGTTAATACTATAAAACACTATATTCTTTCTCACCGAATATAAAGTATCACTTTAATTCACATGGCTGGCGGGATGCGTTCCGGTTTTTATCCACCATTTAATCATCTTCGTCCGTAACGCTCCGTTTTACGGGTACACGGACTTGCATCCAGTGGAACCATTCATTTTGCCGATCTTCCCTTATTGTGTCATTTCCGTTCCCCGTCAGCACAGAACCAATCAGGTTTATGAAAATCGTTGTCGTGATTTACGCATCTTCCTTCATTTTCAAATGCTTGATGATACCATTTGCAATCCTTGCACCGGACAACCTCCGTTTGCCCTTCAAGCACAATCGCCAGCCGTTCTTCCAGTTCTTCAATCTGCATTTGCAGATCATTTATTACTTTCTCCCGATCAGACATACACTTTACGCTCCTATTGTGTCATAGTTACTTTTAACTTAATAAAGATTCTCGCTGAACAGTTCTTCTTTTTCTTCTCCAATCAGCGGTTGTTTGCACCGTTTTGCTTCTTGCATTGCTGATTTTCTGTTATGAAAATTACCATAATTGTCAAGAAAACCTTGCTCTACAATCTTGCATTGTCCGGGTTTGAAACCAAACGCTTTGAATATCTTTCCCGCATCTCCATGCCTATGCAAAGGAAGAATCTCATAGCTGTCAACGCCCGGAATATAAACTCTACAAGCTGCTTGCACTATCATGTTCATCTCTCATTCAAAGTTGCCTTTAAGTAAATAAAAATCAACGATAACGAATCTGGGAAAGAACATTGTTAATCTTTTATGTATCACTTAAAACTTCGTCTGCTTGTGTTTCTACATCAAAAAAGCATTCCCATATTTTGCATTCTTCCGGGTTGCAATCTTCTTTGTAATCTTCGCATATTTCAGCATACACGCATTTCCCGTTCTCTCGGTACAAATCTTTTCGTTTCCAGAAAGATTCTGCCATAATATCACCTCCGTTTGATATTATAACATTTTTCTGTCCTTTCCCAAATGTTAAGTTGTCAATGTTCGCTTTTGTAAGTTATTTCGTCAATTATTCTTTATCAACAACAACTTTATCGCCAATGTGAACCATATCCGGTATCGGTGTTCCAAACAGGAAATATTCCATATACGCACAGAATAATTCAGCCTTTTCAAAACTGCCGAAACTCGCCATCTTGAACGCTTCATTTCCTTTGTGAACCCACAACCCCGGATTCTTGCCAAACTCTTTTATATGCTCCACGGAAATCTTGTAATCACCCTTTCCGTATGTCATACTGCACACCTCGCTTAAAGTATTATTTTCGTTCCCCGTCAGCGCAGAACCATTCAGCGTTTACTTTTTTACTGCTAAGTGGTTCATACCCAACTGCAAGAATACTCCCCGGCACGAAATCCTCAGGTTCACTTGTCGGGAACTCCTTCACAATATCAAACGCCATATCCAGCCCCTTACAGAAAACCCGCTTCAGCTTCCGCACTTTCTTTTCGTCATTATCGTTCGGGGTATGCGCCAGCCAATTATCATTCAAGCACCGAAGGAGTTTTTCACGGTCAATATAACTCATCGTTTTTCCTCTTTTCCTGTTTATTTGCGTTTTAAGCCGTGTCAGATTATTCGCCGGTAAATTCTACCGCCAGAACGTTATCCAGCGTTTTTCACCTGTTTCTGACGTTCTAACAGCCATTTATTGATTACCAGTAAAGCCCGTCCGTGAATGACGTACACTCCCGGCTCTGAATAGTTCATATTCTCCGCAACCTGAGTGAAGGTTTCTCCGTTGATATACTTCCGGGTCAGAACTTCTTTCTGCTGTTCGTCCGGCACTGAATCAATAGCCGCAAGGATTTCCCGCAAAGCCGCTTCCGCTTGCGCCTTATATTCATAGAGGATTTCGCTGGCATCAACGGCGTTGCAAACGTCCCTTGCCATCGGGTCATGTTCAGCAGGAGAGGATTGCACCTTGATTTCCCGCAGTATAACGCCTGTATTGAAGGCTCTTTCCATAGCATCGTTAATCGCCCGTGAAAGAGCGTCCACACGCCCGGAAAGCCCTATATAACGCCGTAAAAACACCTTTGCGGGATTCTCCTTGCGTTTGTTCATCGTTTTACCCCTCCAACCGTTTCTGCCAGCGTTCCAGTTTCGCCGCTTTATAATCGGCTATAACCCGCCTGTTAATGCTTATCTGATCCAGATATAATTCAACGTCACCGATTTCTTCCAGAAAGCACTCATACTGAATATCCGGGTCTGCCGGTGTCGGGTTCGTCCCGTCATAACACCGCCGCAGTTTCAAAGCGGCCTGCGCCAGTTCGCAGCATTCTTCCGCAAGACCGGCCAGCAGTTCGCAAACAGGAACCTTTTCTTTGATATCCATCATCAGTTCCCCCACGGCAGATCGTCCGTTTCAACCTGTGTATATCCGCTTTCATCCGTTGCGGAATTGCTTTCCGCTTCCCCTTTCGATGAAAGGAACTCAACGTCATTCGCCATCACTTCAAGGCTTGCCGCCGCTTTCCCATCCTGCGTTGTATAGGCGTGAGCCGTAACCGATCCAACAACGCAGACCTTCCGGCCTTTCGCCAGAAATTTCTGGCAGTTTTCGCCCAGCTTATTCCAGGCAGATACCCGGAAGAAATCCGCATCCGGCTGACCTTGAACCTTTTTCCGGCGGTTTACCGCCACGGTGAAGGAACAAACCGTGCTTCCGCTTGTCGTTGTCCGGGTTTCCGGATCACGGGTTAAGTTTCCGATAATTGTTAATGACTGCATTTCTTTTACCCCTTTCTTTCTATCCGTCCAACCGCATCATCCCAATGCAGTTCAACGCCGGTCTTTTCATAGGCTTCATTTACCAATTCCTGATCTTCTACGCAAACAACCACTTGATGATCCATTTCAATCAGAAGATCAACGGCTTCATCTGCATCCATTCCGTGCTTATCAATCATGGTGATAAGGAATGCAGCATAGATCGTATGGAAAGCGAAATCCTCTGCAAACCTCCGTCCGTCCTGCGTCCCTTTTTCATACGCCTTTTGCACATCCTTTTCGGTGATCCCGTTCCGGAAGAACTTCAGCCGCAGTTCTTCCTGTGGGGTCAGCCGGATTTCTGCCAACGTGTTCCTGTCCTGTCGTTGTTTCTGCCGGCGCATTTCACGGCTTGATTTAGCCCTTCGCATTTCATACCTCCCTGATCCTGATGCCGTAAACCCTCAACATCAATTTCCGCTTGATAATGTATTCCCGGGTTCTGGTTGCTTCGCTCTTCACATCTTCTACAATATAATTTCCATATTCATCACGATACGTGAAATCTGCCCTGTACGTGACTGCCCTTTCCAACAGCTTTCCGGATTCGTCTTTCTGCGCCGGAATCAGTTCAAACGGGGTCTGCCGTTCCAGGCAGGAGATAACCCCCGCCCGGAGCAAATACCGCAATTCCTGCCACCGTCTGGCCTCCTTCTGACTGTCGAACGTCATTCCACCCAGTTCCCATTTTCTGGCGTGATACTTGTTCATTTCGCCCTCCTTATACCGCCAGCCGGAAATTGTTTTCCGGTGTCCGCTCAATCGTCAGCCAGTGTCCCTTCGACCTTTCATACACTCGGGAGAACACCCCTTCATCAGCCGGCAAAAGCTGGTTTATCAGATCCCATTCGGATGAAATAATTGTCGGTTTATTCTGGATATACCGGGCATTGAGGATTGTAAACGCAATCTTGATATCAGCTTCCGAAAAAACGGGATTTGGGGAATACTTCTGTTTCAGAAGATCGTCAATGTATAAAACCGACACGTTGATATAATCCGCAACCTCATCCTCGAAATCCTCATCATTTACAAAGGCTTTCAACTTCCGGGAAACGTCCAGCCATTGCATATACCGAACTCCGATATTTTTTTTCAGAAGTTCGCCGCAAACCGCCGTACAGATATGCGTTTTCCCGCTTCCCGGGTTCCCGCCGATATAAAGCCACGGCCTGCGGGGGCTTTTCGGATTCCCCAGAAGGTCAGAAAGATATCTTTCTGCGGTTTCCTTAATTCTCCGTTGAACGTCCGTCCGAATCTGGAAGCTTTCAAACGTTTGTGTATCCAGGGCTTCCGCAAGGCCGCTTCTCCGCATTCGTTCTTCCGCTTCCCGGGCGAGGCGGCAGGAACATTTCGCAACGGTATAATTTCCCATATCCAGCCAGCCGGTATCCTGGCACTTTTCGCATTTATACGCTTTCGGCATCGAGGAAACTGTATGCTGACCGTACTTTTCCATCAGGTGCTTGACTACCGCTTCCATATCCTGCATTGCCCGTCCCTCCTTTTACTTCATCTTCCCATCTCCGTTGATTGATCCATGTAGCCGGATGCGGGATAAATCGCCCGTTTTCTTCCTTCCATTGCGCCGTCCCTTTAGACCGTTCGATTGCTTCCAGCATCGTCTGCAAAAGGGCTTCATCCGGATTCAGCTTTTCAAACGCTTTCTTTGCGGTCTGTTTCGCTTCTTTCCGTGGATAGGATTCCCAGAAGCGGTCGAAATAGATATCTCTTCTATCCTCTTTCTTCTTTCTTTTTTCTTCTTTCTTGGGGATTTCGCTTTCTTCCGGTTCGGTTTGGTTATTTTCGGTTTCTTCCGGTTTATTTCGGTTTATTTCGGTTTCTTCAGGTTCTCTGTTCATAACCGGTCTGCCGCCACGGAAACCATTCGCAACCTTCGTTTCATAGGCCTTAATATCTTCATCAATCTGCGCCTTGAATACCGGGAAAACAAACCTTTCATTGCCGGTCAGGGTTCCTTCCGTTCCGTCCTTTGCGTACCGGAGCATTGCCAGCAGTAACCTGCCCTTTTCTTCGTCCGTGTATTCCCCGGCCTTTGTTTCGAAATCAAAATAGACCTTCAAATGTGACCGCATCCGTTACACCGCCTTTTCATAACGCATATACCGGACGGGTTCGCCATAGCGATTCTTTCCCTCTGTCGGAATCTTCCGGAATTTATGCCCCCGGCGAATCATTTCAGATATCCGGGTTGACAGTTTCGTGATTCCCAGATTGCTAAAAGCTTCCATCGGGGTTATGCTTCCGTGTGCTTCCAGATAATCCAGGATCGCTTTATACTGGTTCATGTTAGCCCTCCTTTATCCCAGATAATTCTTTCGGATAAGGTTCATCCACTCAACCCGTGAATGATCCTTTTCAAAAGTCCGTTGCGCTTCCTGCTTCAGCTTCAGATTCTTTTCCTTGTCGTACTGCGCCCCGGCTTTCCCGGTATGGCAGTTATGGCAGAGATAAACCCAAAGCCCGTATTTTTCGGATATCGGCCTGTTTGCGGTTCCGGCAAAGATGTGATGCCGTTCAAGATCGTTTATCCTTCCGCAGAAGTAGCAGGCTTTGACCTTCTGGACAACGCTTTTCCCCATTGTGCCAGCAACCTTTCTTCCTCGTTCCGTGATATCGGAATCGGGATTTCCATCTGTTCGGCCTGATCTATCAGCCAATCCAGAAGCGACCGCATTTCGCTGACCGAATAGGTTGAACTTCCGTAATACAGGTGAATAAGCTTCTTTCCAATGCCGGCATCATCTACAACGTCCAGAAACCATCCGACCCCGTGAGAACTCCACCGGCTTTTGATCGTTTCCACGTCCCACGAAATTACAGTTACCGGAGTAAAAACCCCAACCGCCCTGATGGCTTTCCGGTAAACGTCCTCTTTGTCAATCGGCGGGGTGATTGCCTTTCCGATATCCGAACAGAGAGCCCAGCAGAAAGCGTTTGCGTCACGGCTCCGCTTCTTATCTGCCCTCTGCATTTCGATATCCAGCAGGAACCCCTTCAGCCGGTCAAACAGCTTCCCGGGATGCTCCCGGGTGGTGAATGATACTAACCACTCACCACCCGAAAGCGGCAGAATCTCCTTCAGCTTGCCTTTCATGCCTTGATTTCCAGCCCTTCAGGATCGAACTTCTCATACATCATCTGGATAAGACTTTCAGCTTCCTGCATCGTGTAGTCCTTCAGATCTTTGTCCGGTGTAAGACCGGCATCAATCAGGGCTTTCCGCTGTCCGGCGAAAAGCGTATTGTTCTTCGATGGACTAATCCCACGGGCTTCACGAAGGGCTTTCATCTGGGCCAGCAGGAAAGTCTGAACGGGGGAAACCTCCGGTTTTTCCTCCGGCGTTTCCGGAGTCTGCGGCACCTTGTCCACCGTTCCTACAATAGCTTTCGGCTGGGAATCCTGTTTCTCGGGCTGAAATTGCCCCTTTTCGGCCTGTCCAGGTTTCTGGACTGGATTTTCTTCCCGCATCTGTTTCTGCGCCGTAATGGCGTTTACAAGCTCTTCTGCGGAACAGATTCCACCGCCGTTCAACCCAAGGCCGATCATACCCAAAGCACGGCCAACTGCGGAGGTTTCGCAATTCTCAATATGGGAAGTGCCGTTGACCATGCCCTTTCCCTGTACTTCCTTCGCCGTCCCGGAACCAAGAACAACCCGGCTCCCGTCCTCCCGGTAATATCCGGCTTCCGCCTTCATGATCACGATAGTTCCATCATCGGAAAGCTTGAGGATGCTTGTCGTGATGAATCCTTCCGGAAACAGTTTCCGGAAAGCCGTTACCCGTTCCGGAACCATGGCGTAATCTTTTCCCTTCAGGTCCAGCATTTTGATTTCGCCGTTGACCTTATCAATATCTGAATACTTCATTGTTAGCCCTTCCTTTCTCACTTTTTGATCTGCACCTTGAATACCGGTTCATGCTCAACCGCCCGGATGCACGGGATCAATTCAGCATTTTCGTCCGCCACCGTGCCGCCCATGACCGTCAACGTCTTTTTCAATCCGTCCCAGTCCAGGCTTTCACGTGTCTTGATGAACCCTTTGCCATGGGCCTTCAGCCAATCAATCACGTCCGCTTCGTCATAATCGAACGTGGTTTCCTGCGCTTTCAGCATGATCTTCCCGGACGGCAGCGGATAGTTTTCCTCCGTCTTCGTGCGCTTGTGCGGCACCGTCTGGAAATAGTCAAACAGGAAATATTCCATCCGGGAAATGGTTTCGTCCAGCGTGGCGTTCACGCTCTCCAACGCCGCCTTGTAATGCGCCTTCCACCGTTCCTTTTCCGCCTTTGCCCTGCTGATCTGCGTCAGGCACCATTCGGCATCCTGATCGTTTTCACACTTCCAGCCGTCTTTTGCTTCCTCCACAGGTTCATCAATGATTTTCCTTGCCGCTTCGCTCATTATTTTTGACCTCCCTTATTGATTCCGGGTTGCCCGGTGTGTTATAATATCCATGGCGTTTCGTTGTTAGCCCTTCGATCTGCCGCCCCGCTTTGCGGGGCTTTTTTAGTCCCATTCAATCCGCTGGTTGCACATCGGATAGACAACATCCGGTTTCGGGCTGAAATCCCATGTAAGGTTGATGGCAACCATAGCCGCCAATGCCAGAATGGCAACCATCATCGGAATTATCCGTTTCATTCCCTTTCCCCCCTTCCGTAGTGTTTGTTGAGCATCTTCAAATCAACCGCCAACGCTTCAAAAGAGTCGATGAATGATCGCACCATGTCCTCCATCGGAGTATCCCCGAGGATTACCGCCGCATCATTCAGCCAGTCCAGGCCGCTGTCAATCTGATCGAGGCCACTACGGATCATCTTTGATGCTTCCTTCATCTGCGCTTCCGCCGGGTCTGGCGCGTTAATCCTTTCCCATTCCCGCATAGCCGCAGCTTCCACCATGGCCTGTACCTGCCATCCGTTCATTGTTAGCCCCTCTTTCTCGGGACGATAACCCGCCCCGTGTCCTTTCGTTTGGTTATTTCCGCTTTTCTCCGGTTTCCGATCCCGTCCGGCATCCGTTCCCGGTTCGCTTCCCATTCCATCAACGCCCATTCCGGGGCGGTTAGCGGGTTTTCGTAATGGAACATCTGCCGCAGATACTTCCGGGCTGTCGGGTTCGTGCATCCGTATCGTTCCCGTATATCCCGAACCGTGACCAGCCTTTCCATCAGGCAACCTCCCAGATTTCTTCAACCCGAATTTCCAGCACCCGTGCAATCTTTTCGAGCGTTGCATAGCTACCCCGGCGGTTCCCTCTTTCGATATCCGAAAGATAAGGGGCGGTCTTGCCGATCTTTTCCGCAAGCTGTGCCAGGGTCATTCCTTTCTTTTCCCGGGCGGCACGGATTTTCAGCCCGTTCCTGTATCTCACTTCCTACCCTCCTTTCTATTAGCTGAAATCAGCCGTAATTAATCCCGGAAATGATTATAAGCTAATATAAGCAAAAAGTAAATAGGAAAATGAAAATTGGCTAATAATTTTTTCTTTATGATTTCCTTTTTATTTGCTAATATTAGCTTATAATAAACGGGGAGGGGCTATATAATGAACCGTGTTCGTGAATTGCGTATCAGGGCGGGGCTACAACAGAAAGAACTTGCTATCCTCGCCGGGGTATCTCATCCAACCGTCAGCGACTGGGAAACCGGAAAAAAGAATCCTTCCGGGGAACGTCTGAAAAAATTGTCACAAATATTCGGGGTGGATAACGCAACCATCCTCGGATATGACCCGATATATATACCGATCAAGCGGAATGCCGTTCCGATTATCGGAGAAATCGCCTGCGGAACCCCGATAACCGCAGAAGAGAATATAGAAGGGTATGCAGATGTTCCGGACGGAATCCGGGCTGATTTTGCCCTGATATGTAAAGGGGACTCAATGGAACCCACTTTTAAAGACGGGGACATTGTTCTGATCCGGAGGCAACCGGAAGTAGAAAACGGACAGATTGCCGCCGTAAGTATTGACGGGCAAGCCACACTAAAACACGTTTACCGCCTGCTGCCGGAAGGGCTTGTACTTGTTGCAGAAAATGCTGCTTATGCGCCTATGTATATACGTACAGATCAGGATAGCGTGGTTATTATTCACGGGCTGGCCGTCGGTTATACACGGCTTTTTTAAGGAAAGAAGGGGTGATATGAAAAAGGTTGCTGTTTTCGTTACCGCCGCCGTAATCGCTACAACCGCCCCGGCCTGCGCCGAATCTGATATTGATTTCCGGGTATTCGATCATAACCAGTATTGTTATCTGACCTCCGCAAAGGAAATCGCAGGAACCCCGGAAATAGACGAAAAGGAAAAAGAAACGCATTTCACTTTTAAGGTAACGGAAAATATTCATTGCGTGTTTACCGTCCGGGAAGGTTCCGTCATTAATTTTTCCTGCGTCTGTCTTTCGGATTCCGAAACAGATGAATTTCTCGCCCAGTGCGTTACCGGGTGTTATTCATTCTGCGGAACGGAAGCCGGGACAAGCTGTTATGATCCGATCCTGTACCGCTTTCTGTTGGCCCGTGGCGGTCACGAAATGGAAAATGATTCATCCATTCCGGGGATTGTCTTTTCTCTGGGGAAAGCCTCCTTTGGGTATTACTTCATCCTAACGAAAGCGGAGTGAGCCAATGCCACGAAAAAAAAAGGAACACCTAAAACGGCGTAAAGACGGACGGTTCAGGTGCAAATATCATGATATACCGTTTTATGGACGGACAGAGGAAGAAGCGTTTGCCGCCCGTGATGAATATATCCGGAATCAGGAAAAGGGTTTCCGGCGGCAGACCGTCACGGAATACGGCCTGCCCTGGCTCCGGCGTTCCTTCCCGGAAGTTGCCGACAAGACATATACCGGCCTTGCGATCCACCTTCAGCATCTTATTGACGAAATCGGGGATAAACAGATTGATTCCGTTGTCCCTTCCGATATTAAACAGGTGTATTCTGTTCAGTATAAAGGTCGGTCTAATTCCTATCTGAAAGCGGCCAAACAGCTTTTTTCATCCCTTTTTGATTCTGCCGTTGCAGACGGTCTGTGCCGATCCAATCCAGCCAGGGACAAGACAGCAAAGCCCCAGAAAGGGAATAAACCGAAGGAAAGAAAGCTGACCACGCAACAGCGGCACTGGATAGAAACCCTTTGCACGGATCACCGGGCATGGCCGGCGGTTATGACGATGCTTTATGCCGGGGTTCGTCCGCAGGAAATGAAAGCCATAGACATTGACCGGGATATTGATTTCAAAAACGATATCATCACGGTTAGGGAAACCGCAC